TCTTGAGGGTGCCCTCAAAATGGATAATGTCGATGAGATCAAGAAGGTTATCACGACGGTTCTTCAGGAGCTTGCTAGTTATGGGAAGCCTGAGGAGAAATCGGATGATGAGGTAAAGAAAGAGGATAAGGATGAGAAGAAGGTTGAAGGTGCCGAGGAGAAGAAGAGCGGAGACAAGAAGAAGGAAGATGATCCCTCCGATCTTCACAAGGCCTTCAAGGCTACCTGCGAGAAGCTCACCAAGGGGATGGATGAACTCACTGCCACCATCAAGACAGTCGGCGAGAGGGTGGCAAAACTGGAAGATGAACCTGGCAAGAAGAAGTCCTCGGAAGTCGGAGGAGAAGACAAGAAGAAGGAAGGGGCCAAGTGGTCTTCCTTCAACGGTCAATCTCCCGAAGAGGAGGATGATTAACCCATGAAGAGGAATTGGAAGTCCCAGGCTTCTCTCCTCACAAAATCCATCATCCAGAAGGGAATGTTCCCTTCGGACATCGTATTCACGGCTGAGGAGGCCGATCGGTTCCTCGATTATGTGATCGAGGAATTGGCTCTCCTCAAGCATACCCAAGTAATCAAGATGAAGAAAGCCACAAAGAATGTCAGGGGATTGGGCATCGCCTCGGGTGTCAGGGTCCTGAAGCCGACATCGAAGTTCACAGGTGGAACGACGATGATGGCGGGAACCGACATGGTCCAGAGCAACACCGTCCTCTCCGTCAAGAAGGCGAGAGGGTGCGTGCCGGTGTACGACGATGATTTGGAGGATGGCGTCGAAGGGGACGCTTTCGCCGATCATCTCCTGAGAATGGTGGCTGTGGCCGTGGCGAATGAGTTGGAGGAAGCTCAACTCCTCTCAGCCCCGGCTCCCACCGACAACGATCAAGCAGACATCTTGGATATCTGGACGGGCATCTACCTCTGGTTGAGGTCGGCCACATTCCTCACCAAGACCTGCAAGAGGCTGACCATGCCCGCCAACAGGTACATCGCGTCCTGGAATGACACGACCAAGCTGTGGGAGTTCAAGTTCGCGGAGATGCTGAGATGGCTTCCTAACAAGTACAAGAGGGATCCTTCGAAGCTCCGGTTCTTCTTCTCCCCGGCCATCCAAGAGGATTACGTGGGAGTCCTTGCATCCAGAGGCACCGTTCTCGGGGATAAGGCGATTCTCTCCGGAGATGTGCCCCTCTACAAGGGCATCCCGATCGTGAGTGTCCCGCTCATCCCAATGGATCTTCCAGTCGAAGTATCGGGGACCCATGGGGATACCACGGTCGACGCGGATTCCGCAGCTGGACAGAAGGTCCTCAACGTCACGGCCACAACCAATTTCATTGCCGGAGATACCATCCTGATCGGTAGTAGATCATCGGCCACCAAGGCCTACAAGGCTGAGGTCAGGGTGATCGATACCATTCAGGCAGGTGTTTCCCTCACCCTATTGAGTAATCTCGCATATACTCACACCGCAGTCGATGCGGAAACGGTGAAGGAATCAACAGCTGATGGGACGTTCGGAATCCTCACCCATCAGAACAACTTCATCACAGGATTGAGAAGGATTCTCAAGATCGAGACAGAGAGGCAGGCAGCTCAGGAAAGGACGCTGTTCTACTTCTCTCTCAGGGCGGACTTCGCCGTCGAGAACCCCGAAGCAGCGGTCCTCTACGACGATCTCGCTCAGAGATAGGATTCTCCTGGATAGAGAGACAAGGGGAGGGGTGGATTCAATCGTCCTCCCCCAGGTTGATCGGTCCACCCCTCCTTATTCTTGAAAGGAGAGTCAAATGGCCGTTGAAGGGAATTATGTACTAGAAACAGATATTGAGTGGCCTGCTGATTGGGATGATGCTAGGAAGTAGGCTACCATCGATAAATGGGAGGAAGTTGTCGAGAAGAAGTTGGGGTCTATCTTCTATCAAGTGGATGGAGTAGCTGTTTATGTGGATGGGATTGGTCAGTCCTACCTGCCAATAGAAGGGGAATCTCCTCTTCTAGCGATAACCTCCATTGAGATAGATGAGGAGTCCATTGATATCTCTCAGATCAGCTTCGATGGATCAACTGTTTACTATAAGGATAATATTCGATTCCCAGAAGGGTTCCGGAATATCATGATAACAGGATCTTGGGGATATGCAACCGTTCCTGTTTCAATCACAGAGGCTGTAAAGATCCTCATTCATGCTGAGATCTATCCTGAGAGGTATGAGTTGGTAGATTTCGAAAGTGAGGATATAGGAGATGCATCACAGAGAAGGCCTCTCTTTAAGAGAATTACAGGAGTGGTTGAGGCTGATAAGCTTCTCACTCTCTTTGTACGAAGGTCCATTTCGATAAGGAGGATATAATGGGAATCGCAGTCGCACGGTTGAGAGAATTAGTTACCATCAAGAGCAAAGTTCAAGTCCATCAAGGGGGTGGATCTTTTGCAACCACTTATTCTACCGTTCTAGAGAATTATCCCATCCTTCTCTATTGGAAAAGAACTAGACTCCCCGATTTCTCCCAACCTCTCGATACCCCTACCCCCCTTAACGCCCTTCTTCCAGATGAACCAAAAGCTCTTTGTGGGTACAATGCACTGATTAAGGCGGGGATGATACTTACCAAGGCAGATGGGACCTCATTCAACATCCGACAGGCTTTAGTAGTTTGGCAAAGAAAGAAGATTCATCATTTGGAACTTTCTCTTCAGGAGCTCAAAGATGGCTGAGGGACTGAGAATGGGAGTTTCAGTAGATGGAGCTCTTCGGGGCTTTCAGAAGTTGGGAGCCTCTGTAAAAAGGTCTGTTCCCAGACTATTGGAAGAGTCCGCAAAACCAGTCTTGGAAGAGGCCAGAAATCTGTGCCCGGAAGGACAAGGAAAACTGAAGAAATCCCTCAAAATCTTCAGCTCCAAGGGAAGAACAGGGATTCCTGCTGTCCAAATAGGGTCAGATCTTTCCTATGCTGCTTCGGTAGAAAGAGGAGCCAAACCCCATTCACAGAATATTCCCGTTCTAATGAAGACATGGGGAAAATTCTCTATCCGAATTGAGAAAGCGGGAGTGATGGTAAGTAAGGAGATGAAGTACTTGAAGGATGAGGTTTGGGTATGGATCTCTAAACATCCCGGGATTAAGGGGAGTCATTTCTTGCAGAGGGCTTTGAAAAGAAAAGGCAGACAGTTTGTGAAAAGATTTATTGAAGGGATGCAGGGGCTACTTACTATACAGGGGAGATTGAAATGAAAGATATATGGAAACCCATCTATGATCTACTTTCGGGGGATGGCTTTCTGACGGGGCTTTTGGAGATGACTTCAGAGAAGATTAAGATTATGAAGTCTTTCCAAGATATTCTCCCCGAACTTCCATATATTGTGATGCTGATGGATAACGAGAACCCCCTCGTTCTTGGATCGGGGATTCCTATATCAACAATAAGATTTGCCATTCTCGGTAGGAATGATATTGAGGTAGAGGAGATTGCTTCTTATCTCATCGGTATTTTGGACCATTGGACAGCATCGACTGAAGATGTGAAAATCTCTTGGTGTTTCTGGGACGGGATTCCTTTCACCCCCTCTTTTGAAGGTGGTCAATGGCGGGAAGATGTTACCTTTAATCTCGCCTCAAGAGAAAAAGGAGTTTGACCATGTCAAATGTGGACAAAGATCATGTTCTGACAGGAGAATGCACGGTCACATTGGATGATGTTGATCTTGGATTGACATCAGAAGACGGTGTCGCTTTTGGGGCGGAGAAAACTTGGGTCGATGTTAAGGGGGATCAGACCCTTGTCACCGTCAAGAAGAGACTTGCTCATATCAAGAGAACGATCGTTTTCACACTTCTCGAGATTACTCCTGATGCCCTCAAGAAATTAAGTGGGTATGACCTTGTTGGAAACAAGATCCAATATGCCCATATCCCTGATGAGCTGGAACTCAAAATCGTAGGTCCAGCAGCCGATGACAAGGTGTTCACATATATCACAACCGTGATAGCTGGGGAAATCGGGAACGTTGTTCGTACCAAGACAGGAGCGGTTGGTCTCCCGGTTACTTTCGAGGAGGTCGGAGACCCGACTGATAATACCTTCGGAGAATATGTGGAGGCCTAGAACAGGAACTCTTCCCTTTGAGAAAGGGGCGAACAATGGTTCTGATAGATACTTCACGAAGAGTGCCAGTAGAAGAATTACTCGAAAGTCCTCCAACTCCCCACTTTGAGGAGAAACTTTCTCTCTTCAAAAAGAAGACTGTGGAGATTGAAATTGGGGGGGAGAAGTTTCTCATCTCGGGAATCCCGATTGTAATTCTTTCTCCTTTAATAGGGATCTTGGGTAAAGCC